CACATGTCGTCTACAGCTACTGCTCAGACAATTACAAGTACTGAAGTAATCAGAGATCCTGATAGCTTTGGAGACATTGTACGAGGACTACATGTATATGGTTCTAAAGTACTCCGTCCTGAAGCATTAGTTTCTGCTTTCTACGGTATCGACTAAATAGATTTGGGGGTGTAAAAACCCCCTCTTCTTTCAAGGAAAGATAAATGCCACAGCTAGGTAATGATAAAAATCCGATTATAATGAACGGATCAAAAAAGAAAAAAAGTACTAGAGTTTTAGGAATGTTAGGAAGTGCTTACTCTGGTACAGCAAAACAAAATTATTTAGATAACTACGATAGAATATTTGGTAAAACTAAAAAAGGTAAATAATGGCGACTACATACTTAACACTAGCTAATGAAGCTCTTAGAGAATTAAATGAAGTTCAATTAACCTCGTCTAACTTTTCAAGTGCTGTAGGAATACAAGCTTTTGTTAAAGAAGCTGTTAATAGATCATTAAATGATATAGCTAATGCAGAACCTCAATTACCTTTTTTTGCAGCATCAGCAAGTGGAGGTACAGATCCTTTTTATGGAAATGTAACAGTAGCGAGTGTAGCAGGAACTAGATGGTATCTTCTTAAAGCAGGAAGCTCTGATATAACTACAGATTATTCTTCTATAGATTGGGATGATTTTTATATTACAACAATAGGAGTATCAGGAGAATCAGCTCCTTATGTATCAAGAGGCTTAAAGTTTATGTCTTTATCAGATTGGAAAAGATATAGAAGGGATTCTGAAAACGCAGATGACGCAGATACTCAGAACTATGGAGAACCTCGTTACGTTATAAGAAGCCCTGATCATAGAAAGTTTGGTCTTAGTCCTATACCTGATAAAGTATATAACGTACATTTTTATGCTTATGCTAAACCTACAGAACTTTCATCTTATGATGATACTATTGTTTTACCAGATCAATATGCTTCTGTTGTATTAGCTAGAATTAGATATTATGTTCATCAGTTTAAAGAAAATTTACAACAAGCTGCTTTTGCGTTAGATGATTATAAGAAAGGTATGAAGTCTATGAAATCTAATTTGATTAATCCTCAACCTAAAAGTATGACAGATGACAGGATTTATTTCTAATGGCAGCTTCACAACCCTTTTCAGTAGCATTACAAGGAGGGCTAGATAAGTCAAGCAACGCATTAGAACTTTTAAAGACTCCAGGAAAAGCTACAATATTAACAAATTTTGAAGTATCGACTAAAGGTGGATACAGACGTATAAATGGTTACAGTCAGTTTGGCAACGGTACAAGACCAAACAGCAGTAACGCTATACTAGGACTGAAAGTATATGCAGATGGAGTAGTAGCTTGTTCAGGTACTAACATATATTTTAGTCAAAATGGAAACAGTTGGTTACAGATTAATAGAGCAAGTGTATCAGGAAGCGGAGATAACCACACTACTTTTACAGGTCGTAGTGCTTCTGCAAGGACTTCACAGAGCAAAGCACACTTTGCAATCTTTGAAGGTGATACAGAATATGGTGAGTTAATTATTACTGACGAAGGATCTGGAGCAAAACCTTTCTATTTTAAAATGACAGGTACAGATTCTGATATAACAAACAGAACTTTTTTTGCAAAAGAAATCACAGTAAGCGGAACACACTATCCAAAGTTTTGTGTAATACACGATAAACACTTAGTAGTTGCAGGTGCAGCTACAGCAAAGAACACAATCTTTTATAGTGGTACAAGTGATATAGATGATTTTACAAGTTCAGGATCAGGAAGTATTGTATTAGATGATCAAGTAGTAGGACTTAAATCTTTCCGTGATGAGCTATTTATATTTTGTAGAAACTCAATTTACAAATTACAGAATATAAATAATTCAAGTACGATAGCAATAGTACCTGTTACAAAGAACGTAGGTTGTGTAGACGGTAAGACTATACAGGAATTTGCAGGTGATTTGATTTTCTTAGCACCTGATGGTTTTAGAACAGTTGCAGGTACAGCAAGAATTGGTGACGTAGAGTTAGGAACTATTAGTAAAAGTATTCAACCTATACTTAATAGTATTTTTGATAGTGCAATAGTTCAAGAATACAGTAGTGTAGTAATACGAGATAAATCTCAATACAGAATGTACTACAGTTCTTCTACAGCGTCTACTGCTAGTTCTAAAGGTATTATAGGAACTTTAACTTCTAGAGGTTTTGAATGGTCTGAAGTAGAAGGTATTCAAGCTCCTGCAGTAACTTCTGGTTTTAATGCGTCAGATATAGAAAAAGCATATCACGGAGATAGAGATGGATATGTTTATAATCACGATACAGGAAGCAGTTTTAATCCTGCAGGAACTGAAACAAATATACACGCAAAGTATCAGTCACCTGATTTTGATTATGGAGACTTTGGAACTTTAAAAACTTTAGATCACGTTAAAGTATCTTTGTTTCCAGAAGGAACAATTGAACCACAACTTAAAGTTAGGTTTGATTATGATAGTTCGGACAGACCACAACCTGATAACTTAACTATCAATGCACAAGCACCTTCGATATTTGGAGACTCAGGAACTGTTTTTGGTACAAGTATATTTGGTGCGCCAGAACAACCTTTAGTAAGGAATACATTAGTGGGTAGTGGTCACAGTAACTTTTTTAACATTTTTAGTAACGATACAAAAGCTCCATATACTATAAACGGATTATACATAAATTATAGACCATCAGGCAGACAATAATAACAAGAGAGAAATAAACTATGGCTCAAGCATATACCAGACAAAGTTCGATAGCAGATGGCGATACTATAACAGCTGCTCTTTTTAATAACGAATACAATCAACTATTAAACGCTTTTAGCTACTCTTCAAGTAGCGCATCATCTACAGGACATAGACACGATGGTACTGCTGGACAAGGTGGTAATATTCCACAAATAGGTGATTTAGATTTCTTAAATAAAATTGTAGTTGATAGCACCAACAACAGATGGGGTGTTTTTGTTGAAGTATCTTCTGCAGCAGTAGAACAAATTAGAATACAAGACGGAGCTATTGTTCCTGTTACAGATAACGATATAGATTTAGGTACAAGCTCTGTAGAATTTAAAGATGCTTACTTTG